CTAATTGGCATGATATTTGATATTTAGAAGTTATTTGAATTTAGCGATTCTGGCAGCAATCCATTCTTCCGGGCTACCACTTCTTTCAAAGCGGTTATACGCATCTCCTACCTTAGCCTTTGCGGGAGAAGAAGACTTCGCTGCACCAGCACCGTATGGGGTCGAAGATGGATTTACCTTCAACTTACTTCCCATTGCTGATTGCGTCTTGATCTTCTTGTTTCCGTAAATGGAACGAGAGGCGTGAGCCAAGATATATTCAATTTGGAATCCGATTTCTGGGACTTGCGCTTTAATGCGGTCGATCAACGGGTCCGACACCAGTGCCTTGTAGCTTTTCCCAATCTCGGACTCTTCGTCTTGGATCTCGGGAACTTCACTCTTAGCTGCCTCTGAATACTGCTTGGACATCTCCTCATACTGGGCGATCTTAATAAGATGCTGTTGTTGAGCGGGAATGTATTTAGTCAGTGCTTCTCGGGCATTCCGGTTTGCTTTCCGAATTTGCTTTTTGCTGAACTCTTTGTCGCCAACTACGATGATATCGTCAGGACCATAATCTTCATGTTCCTCTAGGATTTCATCAGTAGTCTCAAGCGTCCGTTCAAGCTCGTCATACTTTCCTTTGAGTGCTTCAAATGAAGCAACTTCTCGGAAAGGATTCTCGTCTTGAGGGACAACCTTGGCTTGCGACTGAGGCTGCGATTGAATCTTTTCCTCAAGGGCTTTTTTCTGCGCCGTCAATTCCCCAATTCGTTGGAGGAGGCGAGATTTACCCTTCTTGGCTAAAGATTGAATCTGCTCAGTTGTAAGAGACAGCAGGTCAATTTCGGACTCTTCTTCGGCTTCCTCCTCGGATTCATCTTCGGTTTCTTCTTCCGATTCTGGCGACTCCTCGTCTTCTAGACTGGCAGGCTCTTCGTCAGCTTCGGGAGATTCCTCAGACTCTTCTTCGGGTTCTTCCTCTGGAGAGGTTTGGCGGGCCACACGTTGAGCTACAAGCTCCTCGAATGACAAATTAGACACCGATTCAATAGCTTCGGCGGTAGCTTCTGGATTACTCATAATGTTTGTTTAGAACGCCATTTACGCTCGGCGGTGCGTGTTCGTGAAGAATCAAGCATTAAATCATTAGTATGTCAAGCAATTTAGTAAGGTATCAAAATTGATACAAAAAAGAGGCCGCAGGGAAAACGAAAACCCTACGACCTCTAGTATGACACAAACCACAAAACACGCATTAGCGCACGGCAACTAAAACACGATATTGAAAACAATGTCAACTATTTTCAGCTTCCAGCAACGACAGCAACTCGTCCAGTGTGGAAACGCTTCCGACGATCTTCATAACCTCGTTAGGCTCAACGCATTGGCGAAGGTCAGCAAAGAAACGCTCACGCTCGTCTCGGACAAATTGCACGATAGCCTTGAACTCGTCACGATCAGAGAGGGATTCAACGGCTTGTTGGATGGTTGGCTTAGGTAGTGGGGTCATATTATTACTTACGCTTTTTGATTCCAGCTTCGGACATTGCGATTGCGACCGCTTGTTTCCGATTTTTCGCCAATGGGGCTTTCTTTGGTCCTTTGGGATTCACTCCTGCATGAAGAGTCCCAGCCTTATATTCACCCATGACTTTCGCCACCTTAGCTTGTTTGGCGGCTTTTGTTTTTGGCTTTTTCATAGACTACTTGCGTTTAGCTTTTTTCTTAGGCATACGGCCCATCTTGATTTCAATCTCGACGTAGCCTTTGCCTTTTTTGCCTTTGCCGTATTCTTTTTCTTCCTTGTGGCCGCAGCCGTTTGATTTGCTTTTCATAGATTTATTTCATTGATTTGCTTCCGCTGCACTTCCATTTGCGGCGTGACAGGTTATTTGGAGAGTTCTTGTCGCTGCGCCAATCGCCTTTTATAGCATTGGATCTAGCGCAATAGGCATCGCCTTTGGCTGTGCCGGGACGAATCCTGTCACCGCCATCAGCGGCTTTACCAGCTTGCCCATACTTGACGGTCTTCTTGCGACCAGTGGCGGGATTGGTAACGACTTTTTTGAATCGCTTTTCCATTACTGTTGCATTCCTTGGGTTGTCACGCCGCCCATTTGAGCGGGGTTAGTTCCGATACGGCCAATCTCAGCGTTCTGCATCTGTTGCATCTGGAATTGATATTGCTCCATGTATTTCTGGAGACGCCCACCAAAGGCTTCATCAGACTGTGCGCGTTGCATAATGTCCGGTTGCTGGACATACGCCTGAACCATCTGCATGGCAATCTGTGCGCCGTTTGGTTGCGCCGGAACCTCGATGCCAGCAAAGATCTTGGCGAGGTCGTCGGTAACGTTCTTGGCGACCTTTTGCTGAGCTTCCTCGACTGGTTGCAGAACGTAGTCCGCAAAGATCGGATTGATGCTCGACGCGGTAAACTCAAGGAGTTTGTTGATATCGAGAACCCCGTTGCGATCAAGCTGGACAAGCGAAACCATGTTTTTGAGTTGGGTCTCAGCAGTCTCTGGGTCAGTGGTCAACGAGTCAAAGGAAACCGTGATGCTAAAGTTCTCGTCAGGATTGCCCTTGGTCATTGTTTGAGGATTCGGGTTGCCGGTAACTTGGAAGAACACTTCGTCCGGTCCCATGCGCTGATACAGCTTCCATGCCATGTTAAGCACGTCGCGGACATGATCGAGGAACTTGCCAACGTAGAATTGTTGACGGGCAACCGTAAGCGGGTTTGTAAGATCCAATCCGACAGCACGGTCTGCCTGCGCTCGCATAGACACCTCGGACTCAATGGAACCTTGGTCCATTTGCGGAACTGGTCCCCACGCGATCTCGCCAAGGCGGCGGTAAGGAACGCGACGGCCCGGACCCCAATCGGAAGGAGGACGGCCAGCAGGGTGCATCAGCGGTGGCAAGGTAGCCAACGAAGCGCGATCAATCCGGCTGTCACGCTCAGTTTTGATTTGCATTTGCGGACCACGAAGAATGTCGGAGAATGTTTGCACTTCATACATCCGCTTCTGGTCATTGGCTAGTCGAGTCACAACAAACGGGTAGTCATCGTATCCATTGAGAAGTTCATGCTTTGCGTAGCCGTCCGTAGTTGGGTGGAAGACGGTGCAGTAGATACCTTCGCTGCCGTCCTCTTCGTCAATCAATCGCTGGTAGCCGTAAACCACCATCACCAAGTCGTTGTCATCGGTGATTGGCAAGCGCGTTTGAGTCTTCACCTTCTCACCGTCGAGATACATGGAATCTTTCCCACGAAGATTGGAAATGGCGTTATCAACCCATTTGCGGTCCCAACCCTCGTTCGTTACCTTTTTCTCAAGTTCTTGGGCCGTCAAGAACGTGCGCCAGAAGACGTAAGGAGCGCGTTGTGGGTCTGATACATAGGGTGGGAACAGCACCTCTCCATCCGGGGCACAGGAATAGACAACTGGGCAATCAACGGTTTGACGTGGAATCGGGATTTCAGAAGCCCCCGTCTTTCGCAGTTCCCTGATTGCTTTCTTTGTCCGCTTGTTTGACAAGTCTGGAAACGCTTGCTGGATCAACTCGATCAGCATCTCGTCATCGTTTCCATCAATAATAAGGTTCGCTAGATCGGGGGATTGTTGGGCAATTTGGTCGATGGTGACTTGTTGCAAATATGTTCTTTTTTCTCGTTTCCATCCAACATAGGAGACCATAATCCCCTTCTCTAGCAAATAGTTCGCACCCAACTCCATTTGGTTCTTGAAGTCAGGAATGTAGGTCGAGCGCATCCACTTAAGGAACGACGACACAACAGAAGCTCGCGGCATTGATGCCATAGACGTTGGGAACGCCTTGATGTGGCTGCGCTGGAGGGCTTGGTCAAACAGAGACACATACATGTCAATCCGCTCACCAACCACGTTAACTTCTTGATCTGAAGCACCTTGCCACGGAAATGCGTTTGCTCCGTTCTTGCGAAGATCGTCAGACTTGCCGTCCCAGATATTGCGCCGATCATTATAAGAGCGCAGACATGACTCGAAATAGTATTCAAGATCAATTAGGCAGGTATCATACGCATCAGTTAACGCATTAACGTCTGGCTCTTTGTCAGCGTAAATAAGGGATTCGTCCTCTAGTTCTAGTGATTCGATCATGATGCGTATTCGTAAAAGTCTTCGGGGTCGGCAGATACTAAGCACACTTTGATGCGTTTGCCAACAAGTTTATTTGATAGGCGGGAAGGGCATTTTACCGGAACCGCCAGCCCATCCATTCGGACGATGACCCAGCTTGGGTTGTTGCAAACACGCATAACAATGAAATCTTCATCAATTTGCTGCTCGATAAGGCTATCAAGACTGCATGGTGACTCGTCAATAATTAGCGTTTTCTTTGCAGGTCGCCCCCGTTTTGCTGCTTTAGCTGCTTGTTTTTTCATACTAGTATCC